TGGAACTGTAAAACAATTACCATCTCTTGTTGAAGACTTTGTATTTACAGATATTGGAGATAATTTAGGAATTAACTATGATGCAAGTCAAATAACTTATGCATATCATAATAGTTTATATAATGAAGTCGGTTGGTTTTATGCAAAAGCAGGAGCAACTCAATTAGATAGAAACGTAGTTTATAACTTCGTTGAAAATACTTGGGCTGTTGGATCTTTAACTAGAACAACATATCAAGATTCTGTTACTTTTGATTTACCTTATGCAACACAATATATCACAAATGGAACACCTACATTTCCAACTATTAATGGTGTAAGTAATTTATATGGTTCATCTAAATACTGGGCACAAGAAACAGGTGTCAATGAAGTAGATGCAAGTGGTAATGCAACAGCTATTGCAGCTTATGTTAAATCAGGAGACTATGATTTATCAGAACAAGGTTTAGCGGGTGATGGTCAATTAATAATGCGTGTTAAAAGATTTATTCCAGACTTTAAGAGTTTAGAAGGTAATGCAAAAATAACTTTATTCTTTAGAGATTATCCAGCAAATAGTGAATCAACTCCTTCTACAACACCTCCATTAATTACAGGACCTTTTACAATTACATCTTCAACTGATAAGGTAGATACGCGCGTGAGAGGAAGACAGGTTAGTTTAAAAATAGAAAATGATGCAGTTGGTGAAACTTGGAGATATGGAACTTTGAGATTAGATATTGAAGCAGGTGGTAGAAGATAATGGCAAAAATAACAGCTTATGTACCAGAACCAACACAAAATTATGATGTTAACAATCAAAGACAAATACTTGAAGCAATTAATACAATTAAAGATCAACTTAACTTTGGATATCAACAAGATTTAGTTAATCAACAAAACGCTATGACACAATTTATATACGGAACACAATCTGGATCTTTCTGTCCACAACAGCCTATTGAGATAGCAGGTGGTGGAGGTTCTAATGCTTACGATGCATTTGGAAGATTAAGAGTATCTAATCCACTTACTATCTTTGACAGTAAAAATGTAATGTCAAAAAATAATCTATTTGATGAATCAACGGCTAATGGTGGAACAGTTACTTATACTGCAAATAAATCTACAGTTAATTTAAATGTAACAGAAGCAGCAGGATCTACAACAATAAGACAATCTAAAAGAGTCATGTCTTATCAACCAGGCAAATCATTACTTATTTTTAATACATTTGTAATGAATGCACAGACAGAAAACTTAAAACAAAAGGTTGGATTATTTGATAGTAATAATGGAATATTCTTTCAAGACACAGGTACAGGTTATCAAATTGTAAGACGTACTTATACATCAGGAGCTGCAGTTGATACTGAAGTTAATCAATCGGCATGGAATGGAGATAAATTAAATGGAACAGGACCAAGTGGATTTACACTAAATGCAGCAACATCTAACATATTATTTATTGATATTGAATGGTTAGGAGTTGGATCTGTTAGAGTTGGATTTGTTATTAATGGAAAGTTGATTACGGCGCATACTTTTTATAATGCAAATAACTTAACAACTGTTTACATGCAAACTGCAAATTTACCTATACGATATGAAATTAATAGAAACGGGACACTAGCAGCGGGAACATACACATTACAACAAATATGTTCTTCTGGTATTTCTGAAGGTGGATATCAACCAGAGGGAATTTTAGAATCTGTAGGAACAGCGAGTTTAGGTGGAGTTAATTTAACAACTGCAGGAACTTTTTATAATTTAGCAACAATAAAAATTAAAGCTAATAGACCATATGCTGTTATTGTACCTAATGGATTTGTTGCATCTGCTGTATCTAATTCTGACTTTGAAGTAGAATTAAGACAAAATGCTACTCCTTCTACACCGTTTTCTTATACAAGTTATTCTGATAATATAGAATATGATTTAACTGGAACCACAGAAATTACTGGTGGAAATATTGTAGGTAGAACTTATTTATCAGGTAAAGGTGTTTCTATAGAAACATTCGGAGATGGTTTAAATTTTCAATATCAGATAGGACAAACTATTGCAGGAGTTTCTGATACACTAACATTGTGTGCAAGAGGTGCAGCTAATAATGATGATATTATTGGTTTAATTAAATGGTTTGATTTAACATAATGGCTATATTTTATAAAAATCAAGGATTTGTTTTATCAACAACAAACTTAACAACAGTGTTAACTATTAACACTTCATCTGTTGCAATTGTTAAAGATATCGCTGTAACAAACGATAGTTCAACTGCAGCTGAATTAGATATGTATATTTATGATTCATCAGCAACTACAAACTATCAATTCTTACATGCATCTATTCCAGGATTATGTAATGGAAATGCTGCCCAGACAGTCTTGAATTTAGAAGAAGGAGATGCTATATTAGCTCAAACACCAACTGTTAATGTTATTAAAGGCGTTATCAGTTATGCATTATTAGACAGGACAGGAGAAAATGGATAATTTAGTTGAGATAGAATGTAAGACAGAAGAAAGTTTTAAAAGTAAAACAACTGGAAAGATTTATAAAACTAAAGAAGAATTTTTAAAAGAAAATAAAGAAGAAGATTTAATAGTAGACCTTACTGTTAAAGTAACAAACAAAGGTTTAGAGTTATTAGAGAAAGTAATGAATCAAAAATGAATCCCAGGGGCGGAACAGAATTACAGGTAGAATTACTTGAGAAATACACAGATAAAAAATTATTAGATCAAGTTCAAATAACAACATCTGTACCTGAGAAAATACCATTACATCCAACTAAACCAAATATACTTTGGCAACATAATTCATATGATCAAGGAAATTTAGCTCCATGGTTTTTAAATAAAGAAAATCATAAAAAGTATGATTGGTATGTCTTTAATTCACATTGGACTTATGAAAAATTTAGAGAAAAATTCGATGTACCAACACATAAATGTTTAGTTATTAAAAATGGCGTAGAAGAGATTACACCTAGAAACACAGAATATAAAAAAGGAGATCCAATTAAATTAATATTTCATTCAACTCCATGGAGAGGATTAAATGTAATATTAGCTGCAATGCAATTAGTTAAAAATCCACTTGTTCATTTAGATGTATATTCTTCAACACAAGTATATGGAGATCAATTTAAAAAAGCTAATGATGATCAATTTAAAGGTCTTTATGATCAAGCAAGATCATTACATAATGTAAGTTATATTGGATATAAACCTAATGAATTTATTAAAGATAATTTAAAAAACTATCATATGTTTGCTTATCCAAGCATTTGGGAAGAAACATTTTGCATCACTGCACTAGAAGCTATGGGTGCTGGTCTTTATTGTATAACAACTGATTATGGTGCTTTATATGAAACTTGTGCTGAGTTTTCAGTATATGTTCCTTATGAGAAGGATTTCGTAAAACTTGCTCATACATTTGCATCTGTGATTGATGCAGCTGCAGCCCAGTTGCATGAGGCGAGCGTCAAGGACCATCTAGATTTTCAAATTCAATATGTTAATAAATATTACTCTTGGAAAGCAAGAGGAAATACTTGGAACAGATTTTTAGAAGGAGCTATAAATGCAAGACGCAAGTAAACCTATTTGGTTTAAAAAAGATAGTGGTACACAAACTATTAATTTAGGGGAACCCGAAATTAAAATATATGTAGCAACTCCTGTTCATAGTGAGTGTTCTATTCATTACACACAAGCATTATTAAAATTTCAACAAGCATGTATGATGAATAATATCATGGTATCTTTTTCCCTTCTTAAATCATCTTTAGTTACACAAGGTAGAAATTTATGTGTTGCTAATTTTTTAGGTGATCCGATGAAATATACACATTTGTTATTCATAGATTCTGACATTGATTTTAAATTTGAAACAATAATGAAGATGTTAAAATTAGACAAAGAAGTAATAGCAACACCTTATCCTATGAAACATATTCATTGGGATCAAATATGGGATAGACTTCAACTTGGAAAAATTAAAAGTAAAGAAGAATTAATGAAAGCAGGTTATATATTTCCAATAAAAATGGATAATATGATTGATCCTCAAAAAAATCAAATTACAGTTACAAACGGTGTTATGGAAGTATCTCATGCTCCAACTGGCTGTATGTTAATTAAAAGACAAGTATTTGATAAAATGATTAAAGCATATCCAGAAGATCAAATTGATCAACCTACAATCGTGAATGGAGAAGCTAAAAGTAATCCATATATGTATAATTTTTTTGATACAATTCATGAACCAGAATCTAAAAAATATTACGGAGAAGACTTTGGATTCTGTAAGAAATGGACAAAAATAGGTGGAAAATGTTATTGTTATATTGACGATTATATTACACACGTTGGTGAATACCAATATAATGGTAGATTAAAAGATAATTTAGAATTCGTTAATACCGTTGACGATTCAAAGAAAAACAAGTAAAGTATACGTTTTCAGGACTCTGTGCCTGCCTATAATAACTTATTAATATGACAATAGCGCGAGCAC